CCTTGGGGCCGGGACACTAAGGAAACAAAGACTAGCCGAGAAAGCGTAACTGCTTGGGCTATGAGTCATGGAGGTCCGACTGCCAGCATGATCTTGAGTCTTGCCGATGCCCATGATGCTTGGAAACTTGGGGATACTAAGAAAGCTGCAGAGAAGTTGGCTCCGGCAATCTTGCGCAATAAACTCATATACGATCGTATGAAGGAAGAAGGCATCAAAGATTACCGTGGCGCACAGATCATGCACCCTGACTCCATAAAGACTGGCGAACTATGGGGGCAGGCAATCGGCTTCCGTCCAGCTATAAGCGCGGACGTACTAGAGAAAAACTTTAAGTTTGCTTCTATTGAGAACCGTATTGAGAATGAACGCTCTCAAATCTTGAAGCGGATGGACATAGCCCTACGCAATAAAAACTTTGAAAACTACCGAGAAGCCCATAACGATATGAAAGACTTTAACAAGGGCTTTCCTTCGTACCGAATTGAGCCCGATGACCTTGCAAACTCTCTAGAGAAGAAGCAAGAAGCACGCGGTAAGTCTTATGTTGGTGTGGTGCCGACGGAGAAAAACATGGCTGTCTTTGGTAACGAGCTAGTTGAATCCCGTAAAGCAATGCGTGAGCGTGAGAAAGAAACCGCGCAGAAAAAGCGGGAAGTATCTGGCCGACTAGAACGGCAATAAAAAATCCCCGCACTAGGCGGGGTAAAGGAGGGATGGAGCTAACATCCTAACGAAAATCAACGCTAGTCTACATCAGGTTCGCCAAACGCGCAGTCCTTTGATGCCATCTAGCAACACTACTTTTGTAACAATATCCATCTTTAATCTTTTGGCCACACGGTTTAGTTCTTCCCGTGCGGCCTTTTCATCTATGCAGGGTACAAAGAAGCTGTACCCCTTGCGGAACTTCCTCCACTCAATCTGATACGACACTGTCTCGATTTTCATCTGCGGCTATTGTGTCTAGTTGTAGATATTCAGATTTACCTGCGTCGAACTTCAGTGTCCGCACGACTGGTGACGATAGCTTCATGCCTTTAGACATGCGCTTGTTGACTGTCTCCAACATAATTTGCTGGTCGGTCAAAGTCTTGAGCAAGCTCTTGTAGTTAATCTGCTGTTTGACGCAGAATTCTTTGAAGTGTTTCGCAGACACGTAAAGGTGTTTAGTATCTGGCTCGTAGCGTATCAGTAACTCACTCCTCGGTTCCATAGTTGGCATCGACTGCATAGAAGTGCGGGCATCAACTTCGCCGTTAACAACTAATGTGTTCATTGCTAAGTGAGCGTTTACAAACTCGCCAAGTGCTGTTACTGGGGACTCTGATGGCGGCTTCACATCAACACGCATCTCAGACAACATGTTCTTCATCCACTGGTAAATGGCTTTCATGTCGTAGTTGTGTAGGCCAAGGTTCTTCGCGATTAAACCGCCAGTAATGATGGTGGCGCATACTGCCGACCAGAAGCGTTCGCGTGATGTGAACTGTACATCCTTGTCAATCTTGGCTTGAATCATCTTGTAGTCGGCCTTAGCGGATTCCAAGTTGTTAACCAAGTAGCTGAGGTAGATTTCGCCTGCGTGACCGTAGTTCTCATTGAGTTGGTGGTCAAACATCTCCTTGCCGTAAGCCATGCCAATTATGTCGTTGGGCTCAATCTTGTACTCTAGTAAGCGCACCGACTCGCCGTCTGGTGTGTTCTTGAGCATGAGTAGCTTCTCATGGAAGCTGGCGTTAGCCGAAGCCAAAGTCATGTTCTGCCAAGAAGTATTGTTGACGCGCAGGGCGTTCTCTGAACCTTTGACGCGGTGTTTGCCTCGGCCTTGACTGATGCCGTATGCCAAGTCGGAAAACTCTTTTGGCAACATGTTGGTGATTTCGTCAATCGTATTGGGCAGGTTGTTCATCACACCCAGTTGTTGCATCTTGGCGTTGAGTGTGTCTTTCTCGATTGCCATCATTTCGTAGGGCATACCGTACACACTGTTGCACATGCGCAGAATCGTGGATTTTCCTGATCCGGCCTGCTCGTAAATGACGTTGATGATTGCGCCCTTCAAGCCTGTGAACTTAAACAACGGGGCACCGAATGCCGTAAGAGCAGCAAACGCGTGAGGCTCCATACCCGGCTGTGCATATAGATTAAATACTTCTTTCCACTTCTCCATGTCGCCTTTGGCGTGAATCTTTTCTGCGAAGAAGTCTGTTGTTGATGACGGCGGGCTATAGAACGTCCCGTCTTTGGTGATCTCTTTGTCACCCATAATAAATTTACTGTCTCCATCTACCCATCCGAATTGTGTTCTCATTAGCTCTGCTTTCTTTGTGTACTGTAAGTTTTTGACTGACGTAACGACATACGTGGCAAGGTTTTCATANTGCTTGTGGTGTGCCATCACTCCCTGTTGTGCAAGTTGCTTGCGCAGCTCGTCTTTAGAAGATATGGATGCCGTCGTAATAGCAAACTCNTTCATACCGTCGTGCGGTAGGTGATGCCTAAACAGCGCCATCTCTCCTAGCTCTTTGTCCCGCATCCGCTTAATCACATACAGATCATGTTCGTAGACTAGCTTTGGCTCGCCCTCTTCATCTTCTTGTTGTGGTCTGACGTAGATGCCACCTTTTTTCCCNCGAAAGAATGGGAATGGGTACTCAGGTATTTGGTGTTTAGTAACACCTTNATCGGTTTCAACTTCAACTTCGTTGTCTTCTTCGGTGGCTTGCTCAATCTCCACACCTAAAACAATAGGNGACTTGAACTTACCTCGGTGTGGGCAACCCTCACAACCTCCGGGATTTCGCTCCTCAAATGTGTCGCAGTGGTGTGGCCCACCGTTCTTTCTTATGTTTCTTAACTTTTGATTGACCTCTGCGGGGTCATACTCGGGGTGCTTCTCTGACATTTTGTGGGCGGCTTTGTCTCCATCTGCGCAAAAGGCAGGGATAGAGAGTGCTGACATCCACAGTGGTTCGCTAAGTTCTTCTTGGTTCTCATANCANTAGTTGAGTTGGGCGCAACCCTTCTCGCCTAGCATCATGATCGTCTTGAACTTCTTAACCTTATTGCCCATCAATGCTTCCATCATNGGGCTCATCGCTCTCGGTACAAAGTCAGGCTCTTCTACGGGGTCGGGTGCACCGAGTAGTTCTTTGAAGGCTTCATACGATAGCGGTGTAGTGTGCTCGTTCAAAATAGTGACGGGCTTAGGCTCATCCTTATTCTTGAAGTTAGCCGAGTTCATCGGGCGCAACACACGCGAGGCTTCAAACACCGACCCATCAACGATCAGTCCTTGCTCTACGCATAGTTGCTTTAGTCGCTTAGCCAGCGGTGTCCACTCTTTACGAGTGAGCGTGCGGTCAAACAACCAGTAGGCGTGAATCCCGTTGCCGGAGTTCACCAGTATGGGNCTATGTAATCCAACGGTTTTGCAGAACTTTTGGAACTCTGCCATCCCGATCTGCTGATCTAGATAGCCCTCAATCTTCCCNTTTGCGTTAGGCACACCCTTGGTAGGGCCGCAGTCAATGTCCATCCACAGTGAGCGGAAGTACAGTGCGTTTTCATGAGTCCTGTTATTTGCTGNACCAAATTTGGCACAAGCAAAGTAGGCATCAATCTTTCTACTAACAAAGTCTTGGATTAGTTCTTCAGCTTCTTCTCTCGTATCTGCAAACTTTTGNTCGGGATCTTTATTNTCGATGCCNATTACACAGTACCTTCCCTCCGGTGGGAGTACAGTATTGAGTAGGTCAAACATTGTTGTTTTTGTGCTTTAAGACTGCAGTGTATTTTTCGATTAGTTCACTGATTCGGTTGTTTGGAGTTACCCGCCCTTCGAACCAGTTGTAAACAGTCTGACGGCTGACGTTAAATTTCCCCGCAATAGAAGAAACGCTAACGCCAGCTTTAATACATTGCCTGCCTAAAGCTACACCTATATGTTTTCCGTCAGCGGATTTATTCGCCAACATCAAATTTAAGCTGTAGCCTGCCACGTTATTCCTCGTCAGTCCAAGCGGCAACTACGGAGTCCAAGCTCTTCTTGGGTGTAGGTGTCGGTGCTTCGGCTTTCTTAGTCTCGCGCTTCTTAGGCTCTTCGACTGCGTCGTCCTCAGTCACAGGTTCTGCCTTCACTACGGGCTTAGGTGCCTCNAGTTTAGGTTTGCCNGNAACGTCGGCTTGGTATGGAGTCATGATGACCATCTTCTGCACTTCGGGCTTGGCCGCAACTTTGCTAGTCACTGCGTACTCACCTTTGTTGATGAAGCGTGTCGGCGTGAACAGAATAGACTGGTTGTCNTTGTCTTCGTTGAAGCTCAACTGTGTAACGACGTAGTCCAAGCTCTTACCGTTATTAGCCAAGTACTTGGTGTAGCTCTCGAATGGGTGGGTGTTGTCGCCAACGCTTTCACCAAACAAAGACTTAGATGCCAAGTTCATTTGATAGACCTCACCTTCTAACGAAGAACCAAAGTCCTCTTCCAACACCACGGCAATACGACGTGAGTAACGGCAAGCCTTAGAGTTGCCTTGGCCTGAGCCCTTGATGTTTTGTTGGCAAGAATCACAGCGTTCTGCTTGTGGGCTTGCTGAACTTGCATCAGGGGACTGACCGTTGTTTGAGAAGCAGTCAGGTGCAGATGGCTCTGCCTCAGGTGTCCACTGCTTAGCGTAGAAGATACGACCAACCTTGGGAGATGCGCTCACAACGATAACATTGAGGTTACCCTTGACCTTGCCCATCTCTTCACCACCGACCGTCTTACGGAAGATTCCGTTCTTNGGCACGATGCGCTTTACGCCAGCGGTTGTACGACCAGCTAATTGTTTTGTAAGCTCACTGACTCCTGCGGTNTGCAAAAAGTCTGGGAGGTCTTGGTTTAAAAGTGTTAAGTCACTCATCTCATTTTTCCTTTGAACGTCTAACTACCACGGTGTATTCATTTTCGACATTAAGTCCTTTCGGATAAATGTCTGGATTCTCTGCAAGAAACTCCTTCATGTGTGTCTGATGAAGTCTCTTCTCTAACAAGCCATAGTCGCCCGTCTCTTCGATAAAGGCGTACATAGAATCCCAATCGTTTGTCCAGTACCGTGATTTAACTGAACGAACAATCGTGCCATGTGGGGTGCGTATGCTATCAGCGCCTTGCTCTTTGCAAGTGTCTAGCATCTGTTGTTCGAGCACATCGAGTTGTTCTTCTAACTCTGCGTGGTCGGCTTTGTATTTTGCGGTGAGNGCATCACGCGCATCACGAATCCTGATATAGATCATCGTGAGTTTGTCTAGGGGNATGTCGGGTCGGACGGGGGTGACTTCGTCCTGAACTTCTGCGTCCATCGTTAGCTCCAGTTTGTTTTTGGAAGGTTAGTATATCACAACATTTGACATTGT